TTTCTAATATCTTGCGTCTTTTCGTTTGTTATATTTTTTAACCCAACCATTTTTCTTCTTAATGCCCAAACATCTTCTTCAATATCATCTTCAAATTCTGAATACTCACTTGTAACATCCGAATACACCTCTTTATAATCTGAATCAATTTCTGAATCAATTTCTGTATTATTATCATAAAAATCACCTACCTCACTGGAAGTACCGCAATCACAAATAATATTGTCTTCGCATTTAATAATTATTAACTTATCATCTCCTGTTAAATCAACTTTATCATTTTTACTCAACGTAATAACTGCATTTTCAATATGAATAGGATTATCACAAAAGACTACTTCCTCATCTTCATAAACTAAAGATAACATTTTGTCATTATCTGAAACAGCACAAATAACATCTTTTTTATCCCAATTATTTCCTTTAATAACTGCCCTAAAATATGCACCTGAAAATAAACTATTCATTATTTCATCTGGAGTAATGAATAATTTTGTAGAAGCGATTTGATTTTGTGTTTCGTTATGAAAAATATAAGTAATCATTTTAATACAAAAAATTCATTATACAAATAAAATTCAATTTTTATGAATTAATAATTTCTTTCTATATTATAAGTAAATATGAAATTTGATAACATGATTTTTAGTTCTATAATCAAAGGTTTGTTATTATCTATATTATATTTTGAAATTACGCATGCAAATGATACAACACCCCGAAATATATTTTTATTTACATCATTCTTTGTAATATTATTTAATGGTGCTCATTTATTAGGTATCGATAGTAATGTAGTAATAACTGCATTTATTACAAAAATTATATTTACAGTAGTAGATGACAGAATTAAAAAGAAAGATAATGAAACTGAAAAAAATAAATATACACAAGAATTAATTAAAGAATTAATAAAAGAATTCAAAAAGATATAACCTCATCCATCAATTTTTTTAGACCATTTCATTAAAGCCATTTCATATGACCATTCCGGTTTATTTAATTTCTTATTAACTTCATTATGCAAATCCACTGACCAATAAAATAATGTCATACTTTTTGTTAAATCTAAGGCACCCAATCTATCTAAATATTTATTGTATGTATCTTTACATTTTGGACAAGGTAAACATTCTTTTAATTCCTTTAAAATATTTTTAACATTATTATTATATATTTCATTATTTTCAAAATCAATAATTGTTATACTATGAATAAACCCCCATAAATGTGGACCCCAATGGTCTTTTGTTCTGAATCTCATTTTTATTATTACTTAATAAAAATAAATTTTAAAATAAATGAAGTTAAGGACCCGAAGGCCCTATTTTTAATTTTTGATTTTTTTATTTTTTGATTTTTAATTTAACAAACAGGAAGACATTTTATAATTTTTTCCTTAGCAAGTTGAACATTTGAATCTCTACCATAAATCTTAATTTTACGCTTTGTACCAAAACGCTTATCAAAGATTTTAATATTTGCTCCAGACTCCATTCTTATTTTTGAAATTGTATCCCCACCTTTTCCTATAACCTTTCCAATATCCTTATTCTCCACCATCATTTCAATCTCAGAATCATCAGAATCATCAGACATTTTTGATTCCGTATCCGATGGTGAAAACGGTGAAGAGGGCGAAGACATACACTCAATAAACAATTCATAACGTTTATTGTCCTCCTCGGATAACTCCTTGGAGAAAAAGATTGGTGGAAAATAATACTCAAAAGGCGATGACATTTTACTTGATACAAATAATCATACTTTCAATATAAATTCAATTTTTTAATTAAATTAGTTTTGGGCCCGAAGGCCCTATTTTGTTTTTATTTTTTGATTGTTTTAATTTTTGATTTTAATACATGTCACAGCATTCATAGCATTCATCTTCATACCCGCCGTCATAATCATCATAATCATCTCTTTCATCATACCTATCATCATAGATATCTTCATAATCATAATCACTATCATACTCACTATCATACTCACTATCATACTCACTATCATACTCACTATCATCGCTATCATATTCTTCGCTGTTAGTTTCAATTTCAATACAATCATACTTAGATGTCTTACCAGTCAGAAAATCAAACTTGTCATTCTGATACAAATACGTAACCAAATTTTGCGTATTCATCAACATAACAATAACTCTGTCACTTGACACCCATTTCTTTTCATTACATACCTTACGAACTAAAGCATCAATTTCAAGTTGGTACACCCCAGTGTTCTTAACATAAGCGCATTCATTTTTAGTTTCGTTGCTTAAAAAATACACGTTAGTCATTTTGTTTACTGATTGATAATATTCACAAAAATAATACCAAATCATTTAAAATTCAATTTTTTATCAAATATATATTTATCAAAAATTATTTTAAAAACTTATATTAATACTAACATGTTCATTAAAAGAAGTCTAATTGAAAGGTTAATGACTCAAAGTGGTAAATCTAAAGAAGAAGTAATCGCTATGATTAAAGAAGCAAAGAAACGCAAAGAAGCTTCTAAAAGCTGGGCTGACTACGATCCTAATGAACCCTTTGACCCATCAGATTTCGATTTAGATTTCCTTCTTCCTAAACGTAAAACTAACATACCACCACCTATTGATACAAATATTAACAAGGGAAGAATTGATAATCCTATTTTAAATGATAAAGATGAAGTTTATAATCTTATTTCTAAACAACTACCTCAAAATAACTTGGAACAAATTCTAACTTATCTTCAAGAAATCAATAATAATGTACAACTACCAATTTCTTTTAAAAATACAGTTAAAAGATTTGTAGAACAATTTAATACAATTGACGAAACTACAAATAGTTTTGTACCTCAAATCACATTAGCAATAGATATAAATTTACCTGATATTGACGAACAACAAACAGAAATATCTGAAGATATCTTAGCTAAACATATTAAAGATATTATGAAAGAGCATTCGGATGTATTAGATATTCTAACTACACGTCATGTTATTAAATTACTTGAAGCTCGCCTAAATACTAACTTACAACAATACAAACCCTTTATTAAAAAGACTATTTTGGAAAATATACCCCAAAAACCCAAGCCTCAACCAAAACCTCATCAACCTGAACCAAGTATGGAAGACTTATTTGGTCCAGAATCACCATCTCCAAAAGATGAAGAAATAGAAATTGAACCACCTAAACGTAAGTCTCAAAAACAAAAATCAAAAAGTAAATCCCCAAAACGTAAGTCTGTCAAAAAGTCTAAATCAAAGAAGTCTAAATCTCCAAAACGTAAGTCTGTCAAAAAGTCTAAATCAAAGAAGTCTAAGTCTGTCAAAAAATCTAAATCAAAGTCTAAATCTAAAAAAGCCAAGTCTGTTAAGAAATCTAAATCAGTTAAACGTAAATCTAAATCTGTTAAACGTAAGTCTGTTAAAAAGTCTAAGAAAGCTAAGTCAGTCAAAAAGTCTAAATCTGTTAAACGTAAGTCTGTTAAAAAGTCTAAATCAAAGAAAGCTAAATCAGTTAAACGTAAATCCAAGAAAGCCAAGTCTGTTAAAAAATCTAAATCCGTTAAACGTAAATCCAAGAAAGCCAAGTCTGTTAAAAAATCTAAATCCGTTAAACGTAAATCCAAGAAAGCCAAGTCTATTAAAAAATCTAAATCCGTTAAACGTAAATCCAAAAAAGCCAAGTCTGTTAAAAAATCTAAAAGCAAATCTAATAAATAAATTAAAATAAGGACCCGAAGGTCCTATTTACAATTATATACAATTATTAATTACACAATTACATAATTAATAATAGCTTCTCAATATCGTCATTTGTATATGTCTCTTTTTGTTTTTGTTGTTGTTTTTGTTGTTGTTTTTGTTGTTGTTTTTGTTGTTGTTTTTGCGGTGTCTTCATCTGAGTAATTCGTTGTCGCTCTTCTTCACGCTTACGCATCCAGATAAGAGTATATAAGTAAAACATTGGTTTCATTTAATATTTAACATATTTATTATTTTTCAATTTTTTTAATAAAGACAGAGTCATGTGTCATATTATTAATTATCTTATTTAATTTGTCCAAATTATGTGTATCGACAATCATGAATTTATACTTGGTAGTATTAGTAATCAAATAATCTAACACCTTTGGTCTAATACCATTCGTATTTAATACAAAGATTAACAGATTACCTTCATATTTATTTTGACGAATATTCTCAATATAATACTGAAATTTCTGGTCCAAAGAACCTGGTACATTTTGATTCTTACATTCAATAAAAAACTTGTTCATATGCAACTTATTATAATTTGTTAACTTTGTTTCAACAAAAAAATCTACTCTTGCATTTGCTCCAAAAATATCCTTATACTGATACTGAGGCACAACTCTTGCATTTGAAATTTGTTTTAATTCCTTAAACACAAGCTTCTCCAAAATACGCCCTGACTTGATTGCATTCATTTCTACAAAAATTATAGAATCTATTTTAAATTCAATTTTTAAATTGCCCTAAATGACGTTAAGCCCAACTACCTGTTTCCAGATAGTTGGGCTTAACTTTTTTTTTTGATTTTATTGGATTTTTAAAGGAGACAAGCTTCAGTAGAGGTCACAACTACATCAGCCCAACTCTTAACTTCCTTAAGAGGAGACAAGGTAGGTTCGAACTTTGGCTTTTCTTTGAAACGCTCTCCTCTAACATTTTCAAAAGGAGTGTTTTCCAAAGACAAGATAAACTTAAGTTCAGGCTCATCTTCAAAAATGAACTTGTTGAATTTCTTAAACTCCTCAATCTTAGAATCATACCATTTCATTTCTTCCAATACTTCTTGAGGAATGAAAGGCTTGGCATGAATGTTGAACTGGATTGAAGATGGCGAGCGAGGAGACATAGGAGAAAGGGACGAAGGCGATTCAATAGACTTTGCGATAGTTGTTTGCATACTTAGACGAAATTCTTAGTTTTCGATAAAAATTCAATTTTTTGTGTATTAGCCTTTTGCTCTACTTGTCTTATTTTCTTACTATTATACTTACCATATAATTCCTTATTACGCTTGGCTTTGTCACTCTTCTTCTTTCTTTTATAGTCCTCCATTTATAATCTACAATATTCATAATTAATTCAATTTTAATTATCCCGAGCCCTAAGCTTCTTATTTAATTCAGATACAACTTGAATATCAGTCCTCTCAAGTATCTCTTGTATATTTGGATACTCCTTAGCTGCCTTCTCAAAAGCTGCCTGAATATCCTCAAACTTATACGTATAAATCTCCCTTCTATAATGAAGGTGCTTTAAAGACTCAAAAATACTAATCTCGGCCTTATGACAATTACCTGTTCTCATAAATTGGATAACTTCAAAATCCGGATAGTATGTATTATAACGTCTAAGCAACTTATCTAATACTTGTTGTTCTGTCTCATTCTTCTTCATACCTATTTTACCTATCTTCACTAATGGTACAAAATTTAATTCTAAAACAGTATATGACCTAATGTTTAGTCCTGTCATAATACAATAAACATACCCGTCATTGTCATAACTATCTAACAATTCATCAGTATTCATCAATAAACTATCATGCATTGACATCTTATTTTATAATGTATTATAAAAATAATCAATTTTAAATTAAAGAATCAACCTAAATTTTTAAATTAAAGAATCAACCTAAATGAAATTAAGCCCAAAGGCTTTTACACCTTTGGGCTTAATTTTTTTTTGGTTTATATTTTATATATTTTTTTGTGGTTATTTATTTTGTAATACTTTGATTTATCGATTAATTACATTCATCTTCAATATCATCAAGGTCAAGTTCAATGTCATCATTATCCAAGTCACTATCTGAACCAAACAGTTCTTCCATATCAACCTTTTCCTCAATTTTCTCTTCCTTGACTTCTTCAAGTATTTTCTTAGTTTCTTTCTTAGGCTTCTCAGCCTTTTCAACCTTTTTCTTTGGCTCTTTCTTAGGCTTGACCTCAACTTCAACTTCAGGTGCATCGAACCAGCTCTCAATATACTTGACCAACGTCTTAATATTCTTCTTATTATCAGAAGTAGCACCTAGATACCAAGTTGCTTCATCAAACGACTCGCCATTCTCATTCCAATCATAGATTGTAAACGGTTCTCCATTTACTTCAAGCTTCCACTCCCACGTATGTTCATCATCTTTTCCACCAGTCTTCTTAGGTTTACCAAAGACTTGGATTAGTTCACTTGTCCAAAATTCAAGAGTATCTACATTGAATGTTTCACTTGTATCCAACGACATATCCAACTTAACAGATTCATCGACTTCAACATCGGATTCAACTTCCTTTGATTTTTTTGTAGTTTTCTTTGGTTTTTCAACTTCAGCTTCTTCAGATTTTTTTGTGGTTTTCTTTGGTTTTTCAACTTCAACTTCTTCAGATTTTTTTGTGGTTTTCTTTGGTTTTTCAACTTCAACTTCTTCAGATTTTTTTGTGGTTTTCTTTGGTT